TTTCTCCCGCGTTCGTGATGGTAATCCCAATTCCCAGGGGAGGCCTCGTTTGCTACTTTACGAGGAACCGAACTACGGTTCGTTGGCTCCAGAAAGCTTCGCTTTCGGCAGGGAAATAGTTCTTTGACTGCGAATTCGCACGGGGTCGTTATCCCTGTGTCCCCTTAACGGGGGGGAAACGTTTTTGCAGTACGAGGAAGTTTGAAACCTGCAGGCTTGTTAGCTGCAGGCAGTCCGACCGTGTAAACGGCGGCCCTCCTAGGAAAAGAGTCAGGGATACCGGATCGGAACCGGGGGCTAATCCCCCTTCCGGGTTACTTCCGAGATAACGGCCCACCTGGACCTTAGAGGTGTTGTTGACAATTAATCCAAGAAGGCAATGATTTTCAGCACAACCAGAAACTTTCGTCGGAGAACTAAGGCTAGTCTTGCGATTAGTCAAAGTTTATTCCGAGTAGTCTCTATGTTGCCGTTGGGTGCGAGAAAGAAGAGATTCTTGTTCGCAGCCGTTGCCGATTATGTGGGATTCTTCGAATTCCACACTAAACATTGCGGTTTGCGTGAAGGGTCTGCCCGTTGTAAACGGGCTTTTACCGTCGGCCTTAAAATGGCTCTCGGTCAAACGGACCCTTCGCGCAATGTCCGCGGGTTCCCAAAAGGGTTCCCGAGAATGCTTGGCAGGCTCGTAACTTGGTTACGAGGCCCAGCTGAGTGTAAGCGCGTCGCGCTTACGATCCTTTCTTCCTATCGCTTAATGGAAGCGGACCCAAAATATGAGTTCAAGAGCATATTTAACCCTCCCGCGTCGCGGTGGGACTGTGCTCGACTCCTCCAAAAGGAGGCTCGCGTTCTCAAGCTCCATTCTAAAAAGATGAAGCTGAGGACTTACGATCCTTCTCAGGAAGTTATTTTGAGTTCCGGTCCTTACGGCTCCGAATGTAGCATGGAGTGCGCTCTAGCGGCAGGCTCCCTTTTGTCTAAGACAAAAGAGTTGCGTGCCGTTCTAGACTTGTGGAAAGCTACAGGCACAAGCTGGGTGAGCGGTCTTCGGTTTATACTGAATTCCGCTTGTTCAGATTGGCCCTCACTCTTCGCAAGGCGATTTGGGATCGACGATCCCTCTCAGTTCGCTCGCAAGTTCCGCTTTTCGGATAGTGCTTTAGATGCTTGCAGCTTCATGAAGTTATACGTGGGAATCCAGTATAGGAAGCCTTTCTTTTCAGAAAACCACCCTCTGCGCGTCGCGTATGACAAAGGGGAGCTCGAAGAGCTCCTCTCGTCCATCGCTGATCGCGTTACTGAGGATGAGTTTCGGGGATTTAAATCCTGGCTTGAGAAAGCCGGAAAGATTCCCGAAGGCGGCCATCAGAAACCTGAGTTTACCTCCGAGGAGCTCAATCGAGTCCTCGTGAAGGTGGCTCAAGGTGTCCATGGTCCTAATCTCGGTTCCTCTTACCTCTCTCGGCTAACTTTTGTGCCGAAGGAGGGAGGAGGCTCGAGACCTGTGACTCCTACGAATATCTTCGTTCAGTCTGCGTTGACA